GTAATACAGATGGGTCAGCATTAGATTCTTTAACTGAAATTGTAGCTGCTTTTCAAAGTGCTGATGGAGATTTAACGTCATCAATTGCCGCTGTATTAGGTACACACACCTCAGAATTAAATACAGAAATATCAACAGCAAGATCAGCAGAAGCTTTATTAGCACCAAAAGATGCGCCAACATTCACAGGAGATGTTAATATGACATCATTATCTAGCTCAGATGCGGATGAATATTTATCAGTAAATGCATCAGGAAAATTAGTAAATAGACATTATGGTACTGGAAGTACGTTATTCAGAGTAAATCGTGGTTATGATTCAACAAATGTATCATCTGGTTTAACAGTAAGTAATCTAGGAGAAGTATTAACAAATTCAAATATGATGGCAGAAGGTAGTGTTAAAATTGGAGCAAATGGATATGGTGGTAATGGAGTTACAATAAGTCCAAATGGTAACATCGAAACAAAAGGAAATTTACTTGTTCACGGAACAATCTACGCTACAACTGTTATTTCAGAAACATTTGTAAATGATTCAGTTGCATCTGTTTTAGGTGCTACAGCTGCACAAGCAATATTATCAAGCGGACAAGCAACATCAGCAAATACAGCAGATACACTTGTACAAAGAGACGCGTCTGGTAACTTTGCCGCAGGAATTATAACAGCATCTCTCGCAGGTGGTGTTTCTATAGGAGCTGGAAAATCATTATTATTAAATGGAGGAACAACTGATATAACAACAACTAATATTACAGAAGGTACCAATATGTATTATACATTAGCAAGGGGTAAAGGAATTATTGGTGTACCAAGTAATAGTGGTTTAGTGATTAATGATGTTGGAAACTCTCTTGAAATATCAATTGCAAGTATAACAGATTCAGCAGGAGTACAGCAAACAGGTGCCGGTGCTAATGGATTAGACATTACAAGTAAACAATATGTAGATACTAAAATTACAACTATGTTAGGTGGTGTTGATGTTGATTTTGATACACTTAAAGAATTAGCAGATGGTTTAACAAATGTTGTATACACATCTGCAAGTGTTGCAGATTTAAGTGATGTAACAAGTGCAGGTTCAGGTGCGATTATAACAACAGCTGAAAGAAATAAACTCGCTGCGATTGAAGCAGCAGCTGATGTAACTGACACAACAAATGTAACAACAGCTCTTAATGGTATTAATGTTACAGAACTTCAAGATGTAACACATGCCGGTTCAGGTGAGATTATAACAGCGGCAGAACGAAGCAAACTCATTGCACTCAACCCGGCTGCAGATGCAACTGTTAGTACTACTGTATTAGCGGCTGGTGCAGTTATGACATCACAAAATCAAAGTGTAGCAGGTGAGAAAACATTTACAGATACAATAAATATTGGCTCTCATATATTACCAACATCTGATTCAGTATATGATATTGGTTCAGCGGACTTAAAAATTAGACATTTGTTTTTATCAGATAACTCATTATGGGTAGGTGATGACCATAAAATATCAATTGATGCAGGTGGTAGTATGAAATTTAGAAAATTTAAAAATGTTAATACAGTTCCTTCTAAAATTACTAATGCTGGCGGTAGTGAAGCAGCTGCTTTAGCGCATAATTTTCCTCGCGTCAACAATATACAAGAAAAATCTCTTACAGATATGAAACCAAAACACTGGAGAGCATATATGAGAACATTAGCTGGTAAGTCAGATGCTGATTATGCTGATGTATTAGATGAAACAGCTGATTTTGATGAAGATATTGGATCAGCAAGTAAAGATTATGTCGATACGCAAGTAGCAGCATTAGTAGCATCTGCTCCAGGAACCCTTGATACACTCAATGAATTGGCAGCAGCTCTAGGTGATGATGCAAATTATGCAGCAACAATTACAGATTCATTAGCTACAAAAGCACCATTAGCAAGTCCGACATTTACAGGAACTGTTAGTGGTATCACAAAATCAATGGTTGGATTAGGAAATGTAGATAATACTTCTGATACAAACAAACCTATATCAACACTTCAACAAACAGCATTAAATCTCAAAGCAAATTTATTAACACCAACTTTTACAAATGGGGCATTTATCACAAATAGTAGTAGTACAGCGTACTTCAGAATATCAGGAACCCCTTCCGCATATATGGATTATAAAATTAATGGTGAAAGTTCACATAAATTAAGAATTCAAGCTTATGCTAATTCAGTTCAATTTAATGTCGCAGATAGTTCTCCTGTATATTGGAAAACAAATGGTAATGAGGTAAGAATGACAATTGAAGATGATGGCGAAGTTGAAATTAAGACAGGTCGGTTAGATGTAAGTACACTACCTACACATACATCAGGAACTTTAAATATAGATCTTGATAATAGAAATTTACATCATATAACATGTTCTGGAAATTCCGCTAAAACACTTAACTTTCTAGTAGGTAGTGGAAAAAGTGGAAAAAGTGGTCAAGTTATGCTTAAATCATCTGGAAGTGGTTCAATAAACTTTACAATGAATGGTGTAGCATCTAAAGTCAAATTTGCAGGTGGAGTTGCTCCAACTCTTACAAATGATGGAACATCTGTTGATGTTCTTTCATTTTATATATATGGCAATAGTGAGATATTAGTTGCTGGCGCAATGGGTTTTGCTGCTTTATAAAAAACAATAAAATAAAACTAATTAAAAATAAAAAATACTAATAAAATAAGGTATGGCTGAAATAGCAAATAATTTTCAAGCAGTGTTTTATGTAGACTATGTTGAAATAGATCAAGAAGAAAGAACATTATTTCACAATAATGAAATTGATTATATTCATGATATAACTGAACAACCAATAGAACATAATTTTCAAACATTTAAAGATCGAATCAAATTGCATTATACAACACCGGTTAAAGAATTATTTGTTATTCTAAAAAAGAAAAATTCAAATGAAGCATTTAATTTTTTGAAAATGAAAAATATGACAATAAAATTAAATAATATTCAAATTGGAACATCTGATAATGATACATTTTTTAAGTTCATGCAACCATACTATCATAATAGAAAAATTGCAAATGGAACAAATATTTATATGTATTCATTCGCTCTTGATCCTGATAATGCACAACCTACAGGAGCATATATGTTTGGCAGTTTAAAAAATAAAGAAATTGAAATTGAATTAGATGAAGAATATTTAGAAAATATAGGAGTTAAAATAGAAGATATGTCAGCAACTATTTTTGCAAATACAGTAAATATATTGAAAATTAGAGATGGAAATGGAGCTTTACAATTTATTTAAACACGTTTTTTAACTTTATTAATTTTAATTTTAAGTTTAATAAATGTATACGATTGGTATAACAATGGATTCTTGTAATTTGGGAGCACAAATTTTTAATAATGGATTAAGACAGAATGCAGTTTATCTGTATTTATTATTTAAAAATTCTGGACACAATCCTTTTTGGTTAGTACCTAAAAAAGAAACGTTTACAAATCTTGATGGCACTCCAAATGTTTTGACATATAATGAAATTCTTTCAAATGATGATGTATCAAATAAAATTGATATAGTATTAGAAGTTGGTATTGCATTAGGAACCGATTTAATAAGCCATTTTAAAAATAATAATATAGCTAGAGTAAGTATAAAATATGGAAATGAATGGTTAATGTCAACAGAACATATAACATTTAATATACCATACGGTGAAAATCATTTTAATATAGTTCATGATCAAGATGCTATTTGGATATCACCGCATTTTGAAGAATCTATAGATTATTTTAAGTGTATATATTTATGTGATGTAAATATATGCCCCTATATTTGGGATCCATTTATTATACAAAAACCTATATACACAAATAATGAAAATAAACCTAATATAGTAATTATGGAACCAAATTTAAACTTTTGTAAAAGTTCATTGATACCAATTATGATAGTAGACCAATTATGGAGATTAGATCCTAATTCATTTAATAAATGTTATATTGTTAATGGAGATTCAATAAAAGATAAAAATTATTTCAAAAATAATTTACAACCATCATTTGAAAGTATGAAACAGAAACATGAAAAAGTATACTTTTGTCCACGAGCAAGTTTCAATGATTGTGTTAAAAATAAATGTGTAATTTTATGTCATCAATGTCATTGTGAGTTAAACTATGTATATTTAGAAGCTTTGCATTGCAATATTCCACTTATTCATAATAGTAACGCATTAAAAAAAGCAGGTATAGATGAATTATTTTATAATAATTTAAATGTATTTGATGGAGTTGAAAAAATACAATTTGCATTAAATAATTATGAAAACTGTACAAAGTACAATGACAAAGTAAAAGAATATAATAGTTCAAATGAAAATAATATAAATGGATATGTAAAATTAGTCGAAAAAGCGATTTCAACATTTAAAGATAATAAAAATAAATCTCAATTAAAAAAAATTGAAGAAGAAGAGAATGAAAAACTATTAGAGAAAGAAGAATCAATTGAAGAGCCAGTAGTTGAAAAAGAATCAATTGAAGAGCCAGTAGTTGAAAAAGAATCAATTGAACAACCAATAATAAAACATGAATAATTACACTTAAACAAATAAATATATAATATATATATATATATAAATCCATAATTTGAAAAATGGATATTGAAGATACTATTAAACAAAAAAAACCAGTTCGATCATGGTCCGGTGTATTGGTAGTAACAGTTGTTATGAAACCAAGCAAGTTTAGTTGTCCGTTTGATTGTCATTATTGTCCAAATGAACCCGGGCAACCTAGATCATATCTTTCATCAGAACCAGCAATTATGCGTGCCAATCGTAATCATTTTGATCCAATTTATCAATTCAATAACAGAATGGATATGTTAGGTAAAAATGGTCATTCATTAGATAAAATTGAAATTATTGTTCTTGGTGGTACATTTTCAAGTTACCCCCGTGACTACCAAGAAGAATTTATAAGAGATATATTTTACGCAGCAAATGTATATACAAATGAAAAAAAACGTGATAAGAAAGATATTGGTCATGAAAAGAATGAAAATGAAAACGCTGACAAAAAAATCATAGGTATAAGTTTAGAAACAAGACCCGATATGATAACAAAACGCGAACTTGAAAGACTAAGATATTTTGGTTGTACGCGTGTACAAATTGGTGTACAACATACTAAAAATCATATCTTAGAGTATGTAAATAGAGGACACACAGTAGAACAAAGTATAAAAGCAATTAAGTTGTTAAAAAACGCGGGTTTCAAAGTTGATTTACATATTATGCCTGATTTACCTGGAAGTTCACCTGAAGATGATAAAGAAATGATTCATGAAGTTTTATGCTCTGAATCATTTAGTCCTGATTATTTGAAAATTTATCCATGTTTGGATGTTGATTTTACTGAAATTAGAAAATGGAAAGAATCTGGTAAATGGAAACCATATTCTGAAGAAGGTAAAGGACAAATATTACTTGATGTATGCCTGACTGCAAAAATATACTCAAAGAAGTACATACGATATAATCGAATTCAAAGAGATTTTCCGGAAGAAAAAGAAAATGTTTTAGGATATCAATCGAAAAATATTAGAACAAATTTTCGTCAACAATTACAACAATATGCGAAAAGTCATAATGTGGAGTGTTTATGTATTAGATGTAGAGAGATTAAGAAAAGAAGTATACAATATCCTAAAATTAATCAAGAAATCTATAAATCGTCTGAAGGAATTGATATTTTCATTAGTATTGATTCGTTTGATAAGAAAGTCTTATATGGATTTATTAGATTAAGATTAAATAAAATCAATACATTCAAAGAATTGAATAACACCGCACTTATAAGAGAACTTCATGTATATGGATTTTTACAAACCACAACTAATTCAAGTAAGAAGGCGCAAGTCCAACATAAGGGATTTGGTACAGTATTATTAGCAAAAGCTGAGATAGTTGCATATAAAAAAGGATTTAATAATATTGCAATTATTTCAGGAGTTGGGGTACGGAATTTTTATAGAAAACGAGGTTACAAATTAATGTATAAAACAGAATATATGCATAAAACCGTAACAATGAATACATATATTATGAACTGTATAACCATATTTAAATTTAAAAGTTATCATTTTATGATGAATAATATAATTACTAGTACTTTAATAAATTATATAAAACTTATTTTTTATTATGTCTACCACAAAACTTTGAATTTCCGGTGAGTTTTGCATGACAAATATTTCCGTCTTTTTTTCTTTTTGGACATGTTTTTGAGTTTGGGCGATTCATTTTTAATACGTTTCCTACTGATATTTTTTTAGATTTGTGTTTTAATTTATTAGATTGAATATAAGAATTACGAAGTTTTTGACGAAGAGAATTGATATTGAGCATATTATAATATATATTATTATAAATTTTAAACAAAATAATAAATATATTATATGGTTGAAGTATTAAAAAAATCAAATAAAAAAGATATGTTTTCAAATGTAATAGAAGAAATAAAAAAACCACAAACTAAAGTAGAATCTATAAAATATAAAGGGATATCTAATTCCAGAACAAAAGCAATAACATATGAAGTTAAAATGAAAAATAAAAAAATGAACAAAAAAATATTTATTAAATTTATTAAAATTAAATCAAATAATAATTCGATTATAAGTGAATATAAAATATACAAAATAACAAATAAACTAATAGATAAACGTATACTAAATAATATGATGTATAATTATAATGATTTATTACTAAGAAAAGACATTATTACATATAATAAAGAAGAATATATTATATTAGCTATTGAACATATTTCAAATACAACTATAAGTCTTAATGAATATTTAAAAAAATCTTCACATAAAATTCCTGAGTGTATAATATTTCAATTGTTATATGTGTTAGATGTATTTGACAAAATTAAATTCAAACATATGGATTTACATGAAGAAAATATATATATAGAGGAAAGAAAAAAGATTGATAGAAAGTATATAAAATACGAAGTAATAATTGAAAATAAGATAGAAGTATTTTATATATATACTTCACACAATGTTAAAATAATTGATTTTGATGGAAGTATAAAAAATATTGTAGAAAATAAGAGAATTCAAAACAATTTTAGAAAACCTGTGAATAATCCTAAGGTATTTACAGGCCAACATGGTATAAATAACAGGGTAGATATATTAAAATTGATACATACATTTATGTATGTTAATCCAAAAATTTCAAATCAGTTATGGAATATGGGTTTAAGATCAAATACAAAGGTTCCATTTGAAATTAATTTAAATATAAATAGAAATCATAATTTAAAAACAAATGAAGAAATGTTAAAAAATTATGGTTTTTATGTTTATCGAGATAATAATAAAAAAATACGATTTCAAGATATTAATAATAAAATTGTATGGAGTGTGAAAAAGACTTTCAAAATTCTATCAAAAAGTAAAGTTTATTCAATACCTCATAAATATTCAGAGAAATATTCTCAAGTAAATTTGTATTTGGACTAATGTTTTTTTATCATTCGCCAAATATCATATTCATCTTCATTTTCAAAATAAAGTTTTTCTGGACCATTACGTGGCATTACCCGATATAGATCTTTCTCACTTGTAGATCCTTTTTGAAATGTGTAATATACTTTCGTAAGAGTATTCATACATAGATTATATGTTTTTGGAGATGTATTTGAATTTGTTGTACCAATATCTTTTTTCTTCATTGTAATTTCATTTTTAATATTAAGTACAGCGCTTTTAATTTGGCTATTTGACATTTCCATCTTAATTAAATATATAATATCTTAAAACTTTAAATTATTTAAGGTGATTCTTTAAGTTTTTCGTGAACTTTTTTAAAAATTTCACTAGATTTAATTTTTGGGTTTTCTTTCTTAAAAATAGGTGACCATTTAGCGTAAGCAGTTTTAAAACGAAGATGATGATCCTTCTGTTTTTGAGTTGGTTCGCGTTTTTCCCGTTTTGGTTTTTTTGTAATTACACCTTGTTCAAGAGCAGAAACTCTTTTTTCGAGATCATCAAGTCTATTATCCATTTTATAATATATTTAGGAAAATATATATTTACTATAAACGAAACATAAAATTAATATGAAAAATATATAACTTCTTCCTCTTTCTGTTGTTG